CACCAGGGACGGACCGGGTAGTCGATTGCGGCGAGGCGTGTCGCGCGGGGTAGTCGTTAGCGGACGAGGCGTTCGTACATCTCGTGAAACTCGTCCTCGGTAAAGACTTCCGAGGTCTTGCGGTCGCCGCACCTCTTAGCGACAGCCCGCTTGAACGCCCGGAGCCTTCCGGCACGCTTCTCTTCCGTCGCGCTTTCGTCCGCAGAGAAGGCCCAGTCAGGGCCCGTCATCTCGCCCACGGTGCGCTGAGTGTCGTCCTCAGCCACGCGGAGGCGCCACGTAACAAAAATCGAGAGGTCTTCACCTTTACGCTCTGCCTCACAGGGCTTCTTAGCGCGATCATGGACATGGCGCTTGCGGCGCTGGAGAGCGTCCCGCACTGCCTCGTAGTACAGCCGGTACGCGTGGGCATCGAGGAACGCGAGATGCTCCATCGAATGGTTCTTGGTCATCTCCCTGAGGATGCGTTGAGCCTCCCGCTGCGGTACGAAGTCGCCATTGTCGAGGACCGCGTTGATCTTGTCAGCAACGAGCTGCAAGGCAGCCTCCGAGGGGTCCGGCTCGTCGGGCTCCGGGTCCGTTGCTGCGAGGGCGGCGATAGACTGCGCCATGTTCGAGACCTCCTTGGGGTCTTGGGCCAGCTCCCCGGACAACCCAATGTCGCGGGGAGCTTCTTGTTGGCTAGGAACATACCATAGGAGGAGCCGCGATGCCCACCGCCTTCGACGTCGCCTCTGCGCTTCTCGCTCCATCCAAGACCGGCGTGGCGGTCTATCACGACGACCCGATCGGGTTCGCCAGGGACTGTGTTTATTGGCCTCGCGGCCGAAAGACAGGGGTTGCGGGCGGACTTGCCGAGTATCAGAACGAAGTCTTGCAGGCCCTGGTGGATCACCAGCGCGTTGCTGTGCGAGGACCGCGCACGATGGGCAAGACCACCACGGCCACCCTTGCCATCTTGTGGTTCGCGCTGACGCGAGACGCCTGCGGCGAGGACTGGAAGGTGGTCATCACCGCAGGCGCATGGTCACAGCTCCAGCAGTACCTCTGGCCGGAGCTTCGCACGAAGATGGCCCCGCGCCTGAACTGGGATGTCATCGGCCGGGAGCCGTTCAAGCCCGCAGAGGAGATGACGCTGCTAGGGCTCCGGCTGCGTTATGGCGCCGTCACGATGGCCGCACCGACCGATTCGGGGAAGATTGAGGGTGCTCACGCCGACGAGCTGCTGATCGTCGCTGACGAGGCGAAGCTGATCCCTGAGAGCACCTGGAACAGCCTTGAGGGTGCGTTCGCAGGTGCAGGCCCAGAATCCGACCAGGCTGCATATGCACTGGCCTCTTCGACGCCGGGTGCCCCGGAGGGCAGGTTCTTCAAGATTCACGACGGTGCGGCGGGCTATGAGGACTGGCACGCGATCTGGGTGCAGCTCCCCCGCGTGCTGAAGGCGAAACGCATGACGGAGGTGTGGCGTAAGCAGCGCGCCGAGCAATTCGGTGAAGACAGCGCGTGGTACGCCAACCATGTTCTCGGAGAGTTCGCACGTCAGCAGGTAGACCGCGTTATCCGCCAGGACCATCTCGAAGAAGCGAACGAGCGGTGGCGTCTGCTCGAGCTGGGAGGCAGCAGCCGAGGCGACCTGCTGGTACCGGCGCATGACTCCCTGGGGCCGCTGGAAATCATCGGGGCTGACATCGCAGGCCGAGGCGAGGACCGCACGGTGTATGCGCTGCGTCACGGCATGGTGATCTCCGCTGTGATCGTCCGCCCACACGAGCCCGACACTGCGGTGACGACGGATGATCTGGAGGCTCTAGCGAAGGTGCCGGAACGCGCCGCACGGGTCGTAATCGACGCTATCGGGCAGGGCGAAGTGATAGCTAACGAGCTACGCAAACGAGGACGCAGCGTCGTTGACTTCGTTGCCTCCGAACGCACCGACATGCGGACCAGGGGCGGCCAGCTCGGATTTACGGCGGTGCGCGATGCGGCGTGGTGGAATCTTCGCGAAATGCTGGAGCCAGGATCAGGTTTTAACCTGGCGATCCCGCCCGACGACCAGCTCACCGCAGACCTGTTGGCGCCCCGCTGGGAGGAAGTGACGGGCGGCAAGATCAAGGTCGAGCCGAAGAAGGAGATCCGCAAGCGGCTCGAGCGCTCCACGGACTGCGGGGACGCTGTAGTCCAGGCATATTTTCTCTCGCGAATCGCCCCCGTGGTGTCCGCCCCAAGGATACTGCGGCGCCCTGGCGGGTCGCGTAATGCGCCGTTGCAGGCGAGGGCTGGTGGTGGCTCGGGGTGGGGGCGCCGACCCGTCTAGCCGAGTCGCGCCCGCAGACCGTCACGGGCGCGACCCTGGCGCTATGCGACTCGACACGACACGACCGGACGAGACCCGACGCGACTAGACATGACATGACTGCCTTGACCTGACACGACTCGACGCGACGCGACTAGACGCGACCTGACTCGACGGGACTGACATGACTCGACCCGACCCAGTGCGACACGACGGGACTCGACTTGGCTCGACTGACTTGACATGACCGGACTAGACCCGACGTGACCCGACTCGACGGACGTGAGGTTAAGCGAGGCCGTCTAGTAGGTCTCGCAATCGTGCGAACGTCTCCGCGAGATCGTCCGTCATCTCCACTGCCTGCGCTTCGATGAGCATGACCAATTGGTGGGCATGAAACGACGGGCTCCAGCCGCTTGAGTGCTCGTTTGCCGCCTCCTGCTCCGGCGTTAGGGATTGGTCCGCGAACTGTCGCAGCGGGCGCTTGAGGGCAACGAGTCGGGTCGGCTCTTTGCCGCTCACGGCTGTTCGAGTGGCCGTGACGAGCCGTGTCTCCACGTAGCCCTCCGTGCGGTGGATCATCACGGCCACCTGCCTGTCGTTGAGTCCGAGTTCCCCGGCGCGTACCTTGATCCGGGAGTGGTCCCATGTCGTGAGCTTCCGCCCGTGGGTTGCGTTGAGTGCCACGGCTTCCTCGAACATCTCGGCGTCGCTGTTGTAGTCGCGCCAAAAGACCTCGACCTCTGCGTCGGGGCCACGGGCTTTCAGGACCGCTCGTCGTCGATGCCAGCCGTCAACGATCCGCTTGGACTTGCGATCCGCGATGATCGGTGGCAGCTCCGCTCCGGCCTCTAGTGCCGCCGCCATGCCTCCCACATGCGAGCTATCGACCGTCGCTCGCGGGTAGAAGTCGAGATCCTCAATCAGTAGCGCAGCGGCTATCTTCGCGGGCCGGGCCATCACGCCTTCACCTCGTAGCAGCCGAACGTGCCACCGCGGTTCTTTGGCGCTGACGGGCGCATCTCCCCCACGCCCCCCCCGCCCCCAGCGTTGATGAGCGTGACGAGAGACTCCAACGTCAACGCCGCTGCCATGTAGGTCACGGTCAGCTTCGCCTTCCACGGCCAGATTTCGTTGCGGTAGCGGAGGTCCGCAATCCCCATGCCTACCCGCGCCATGTCTTCGCGTCCTTTGATCTTTCCGTCGATGCGCACTAGCTGCTCCGGACCCTCCCCGTGGATGCGGATGACTCGCTGCAGCAGGACGAACGAGACATCTTTCTCGAAGTATCGAGTGGCGTCCACCGTGGCGATCTTGAAGGCCGTGGCCGGCATCCCCGGCACTCCCTTCTCGATCCAGTAGGTCGCTTCGTGGCGTTCCTGGTCGGGGTTCTTGGGTGCTTTTTTGCTCGCGGCCTTGCCCTGCTGCTTGTCGCGCATCATCTCCTTAGCCTTCTCGGCCCAGCGATGCTGAATCAGTGGGGTCGTACCCACGATCTCGATATCGACCGTGTCCCAGACGAGCGGCGTCAGGGCGATCGGGGCGGTGGGGAGTCCTTCGGTCGGCGTATCCTTCTTCGCAGCCATCGTGTCCCTTCGGTTGGGGTGGCTCATGCCCCGGGGCGCTGGAACGCTGCCGGGGCGACTTATTCGCCGGATAGTAGCAGCTAAACCGGCTTTACGCAACTTCCCTGCGAACGAGGAGGCTCATGGCTAGGTCACATAGCGGCCCGCAGGGCTCACGCAGCTCCACGTCCTCCACTGGCGGTGGTGCACGGATAGTCCGCCCGATCGTCCAGCGTGACCACTCGCGCTCTAAGCCACGTCGGGTTTCGCCTTTTGCCGAGGTAGGAACTAGCGGACTCAGACAATTCAGTGGATGGGTTTTGGATGAGTGGCTCGGGGAACTTCAAGGCCGCGAGGCAGCATGGCGGTACCGCGAATTCATGGATAACGATGCCATCGCTGGCGGATTCCTGTTCATGATCGAAATGCTGGCTCAGCGGGTGACGTACAGCGTGGAGGGCGGGGAACCTCGCTGGCGCAAGCACGTGGAGTCATGTATGCATGACATGAGCCACGGGTGGGACGACTTCATCTGTGAAGCGCTCACGCATCTCGGCTACGGCTACGCCTTCCACGAGGAAGTCTTCAAGTACCGGCGTGGTGAACAGCCGGGGCAGGAGGACATGGCGCCAGCGGACGAGACGCCAACGACCGAAGAACCCCAGCACCCCGCGTCGAGCATCTACGACGACGGCCTGGTGGGGTGGCGCAAGCTGCCTTTGAGGGCGCAGGAAACGACGCTCCATTGGGACTTTGACGGCTACTCGTCACTGCGTGGCTTGGAGCAGCTCGACTGGCATGGCGGCCGGCACAGCATCCCGATCACAAAGGGTGTGCTGATCCGCAACCGTCGCGTGAGGAATAACCCAGAAGGAATGTCGATCCTGAGACGGGCGTGGACGAGCTTCTTCCGGATGCGCGGCCTACAGGACATCGAGGCGATCGGTGCAGCCCGTGACCTAGCGGGTATCCCTTCGGCTAAGCCGCCGCCGGGTGTTGACCTGTTCGCGGATGAGAATAAAGCGCTGTACAACGAGATTGTGGAACTCGTCACCACCGTTCACCGGGATGAGGACGAGGGCCTGGTGTGGCCGACAGCGGAGTGGGAGTTTGAGCTTGTCTCGTCGTCGGGCTCCCGCCAGTTCGATATCGACAAAATCATCCGCCGGTACGAGCAGAGGATCGCCGCATCGGTGGCCGCTGACTTCATGCTGCTGGGGCAGGATGGCCTTGGGTCTTATGCGATGGTGGATGTGAAGTCGGAGCTGTTCGGGATGGCGGTTGACGGGATGATCCAGCAGATCCTCAAGCCGATGAACCGCTACGCGATCCCGAGGCTGTTGAAGCTGAACGGGGTCAAAACAACGGACCCCCCGAAAATCGTTGCCACCACGGCGGGCAGGATTGACCTGGAAAAGGTCGGGCTGTTCCTGTCGAGCCTCGCAGCCGCAGGTCTGACGATGCCGGACGATCCCAAGTTCAAGATGCAGCTCTTTGAAGCTGCGGGGCTGGGGACTGACTTCACTTTCCCGCCAGCGCCTGCGAAACCGGCTGAACCCGTGAAGCCTGCCACGCCTGAACCGTCAAAGTTGCAGAAGGCCGGCCCCACTAGTGGGATGGTGTCCCTGGACCTGGAGCCCGGCACCCTGCCGACGGTGGAGGGCGGCGTGGACGACCATCATCTGACGGTGGTGTTCCTCGGCAAAGACGTGGACGATGAGACATTCGCCAGGGCCGTTGAGACCGCACGGAACGTCGCGGCTGGTATGAAGCCCCCGGAGGGCACCGTCGGGGGCCTAGGGACATTTGAGCCCTCGGAGAGCAGCGACGGCAAGATAGTGGCGTACGCAAAGCCGAAGATCCGGGGCCTCAATGCGCTCAGGGCACCGTTCGAGCCGCTGGACGCGAGCGAACACACCGCCTTCTCGGACAGCGGCACTTACACGCCGCACGTCACACTCGCCTACCAGGACGAGGATGCACCCCTCCCGAAGCCGCTGCCGCAGACCCCCGTCAAGTTCACCCATCTCTCAGTGCACCGCGGGGAGGAAGTGCTGCGCGTCCCTTTTGGGCAAGCGCGGCTCGCGAAGGCTGAAGGCCAAGTGCTCGACGTTGCCCCGGCGCTCGCAGTGAGAGCAGGGGTGCTCGCGGGGCAGCTCGATAGGGAGGTCATGGGCCGGCTGCAAGAGCTGGGTGCGCGTGCCGCGTCCACATATCTCGGGACGGTCGGCGACGTGCCGCTGCCGACTAGCAAACGCGAGATGAGGTCCGTCACGGCGAGGGTTGTGAGGTCGCTCGGTATCGCGGCTTGGGTGCAGCAGCGTTTGATGCCGGTCCTCGGGAGTCATGCGGAGAGGGTCGCCCGCGACACGGAAAGGACGCTCGTGAACGAGACAGCATTGCCGTTCACTGTCGGGGATGCCGATATCCCGCGCATAAAGGGGTCCAGGCGGCTCACGGCGCGTGATGTGGAGCCCCAGGTGCGTCAAGCCATCCTGAAAGCCGTAGAACGAGGTGTAGCGGCCGGAGAGGCCCCGCAGCAGACAGCGGACGCGATCCGGCGTGCTGTACCCGCAGGGAGATTCCGTGTCGCTGGGGCTGGCTACCGCTCCCAGCTAATTGGGGCCACGGAGACATCCGACATGCAGCGCCAGGCGACGCTCGCGGCCTACAACGCCCATCCGCAGGTCCACGCGTTGCAGGTGCGTGGCGGGGACCAGGACGGTGAGGTCGTGCCGCTAGACGAGGCTCCGCTGCCCTCGCATGTCGGGCAGGTCGTGTCGTACAACCCCGTCGTGACCCCCGAGGTCTGAGGAGGCTCTATGTCTTGGTTGACTAAATCGCTGGACGTGCTCGCCAAGGCTGGTGAGGCCGATGAGATGGAGAAGGCCGCGCTTGACGCCGACGCACGGAATGACCTAAAGGATTCCGACTTCGCGCTGCCTGGGCGTCGCTACCCCATCCACGATGCCTCCCACGCCCGGGACGCCCTTGCTCGTGTCGCTCAGCACGGCAATACAGACGAACAGTCCAAGGTCAAAGCGGCCGTCCATGCGCGCTACCCGGATATCGGCGAGATGGAGAAGGCGGAGGTCTCCTATACCTGCCCCCTGCGTAAGAGCGACGTCGAGGGCAAGTTTTACGGCGTCGTCCTGGAGCCGGGGCTCGAAGATAGCCAAGGCGACATCTTCGCCCCCGCAGAGATCGAGAAGGCATGCCACGGCTTCATGCGGGACTACTCGCTCTCGAAGGCGGAGCACTCCCCGGACGTGCAGCACAGTGGCCGGGACGCTGGTGCGGACTTGATCGAGAATTACATTGCGCCGATGGACATGGTGTTGGGCGGTGAGCCAGTCACGAAGTCCTCATGGGTGCAGGCATGGCAGATCGATGACCCGCTGGTGAAGCAGGAAGTCGATGAAGGCAAGCTGACGGGGTTGAGCCTGGAAGGGCTCGGTATCCGTCACCCAGTGGAGGTCTAGATGCCCAATCAAGTGACGGATGCCCGCGTGCGACGCGTAAGCCTGGTCGAGCGCGCGGCAACAAGGGACCCAAGCAACCCAACGCAGCCTCGACGGAAGCTGTTGTGGAAGTCCGAGGATGCACACACCGATCCGGCGCTGCCGGCGAAAGGAGGAGACATGCCAGACATGACTCCCGAGGAGATGCAGGCAGCCCTGAAAAAGGCTGAAGAGGACACCAAGGCCGCTGAGAAGGACCGTGATGACGCCCTGGCTAAGGCCGAGGCTGCCGAGGCAGAGAAGGCCGAGCTGGAGAAGATGGCCGGTGGCGGCAAAGCGAAACCGGCCAAGGGTGATGACGACGAGGACGACGACGAGGAGATGAAAAAGGCCGAGCTGCCAGAGGCAGTGCGAGCGCATCTCGCGAAGGCAGACGCGGAGATGGTGGAGCTGCGTAAGCGCGCGGAGTCCGCAGAGGAGATCGCGAAGGCGGAGCGTGAGACGCGTGAGACCGCCGAGTTCATCCAGAAGGCGGAGAAGGAGCTGCCGCACATGGGTGACCCGGAGGTTGTCGGTAAGCGCCTGAAGAAGTTCTCCGAAACGCTGGAGAAGGCCGAGTTCGATGAGTACTTCCGTGAGCAGGCTGCGATCAACGAGCAGCTCCGCAAGGGCTCCATCGAGGCTGAGTACGGTCGTAGCGGACAGCGGGTCGCGTCACCGTCTGGGCCGGGTCTCCCAGAAGCGTTGAGCAAGGCTGAGGAGCTGCAGAAGAGTGACCCGAACATGTCGAGCGCTGAGGCGTTTCGTCGCGCGATGCGTGACCCCGCCGTGGCGGCCCAGTACGAGAAGGAGCGTGCCGGCGTATAGCCGGCCGTCCCCTCTCGTCCCTAACTAGTAAAGGAGCGGCCAGTCATGGCTAAGTCAAATGTAGACCCGCATGCGCTGAAAGCGGTGAAGGCGGCGACGAACCTCGAAGAAAAAGAATTCTATTTCGCGAAGCTCACGACCACCGGGGAATGCGAACTTGCGTCCACCGGGGAAGCGGCGTACGCGATCACCGAAGGAGCCGAAAAAGGCGGGTATGCGACGCTGGTGTTCGGTGCGGAGCGTCAGAAGGTGATCGTTGGCGGCACTGTCGCTATCGGGAACAACCTGACGGTCAACAGCAAAGGCGAAGCGGTAAAAGAAGCAGGTGAAGGTCTGATCGTTGCCGTGGCTCTCGAAGCTGGCCTGTCCGGCGACATCGTTGAAGTGCTGCTCTGCCCACCCGTGACGAAGGCTTAGGCCCGAGTCCTTCCAGAAGAAACAGAAAGGATGATGGC